AATAGAGATGACTCTGAGTTAGGTAGTGGTGCTAAAACTAGGCATGGTACGATAGACTTTGTAATACTAGGATTTGTAAAAGGTGCAGAGGCCAATATAGATACAAAAAGAAATGAATTAATTACAGCTATTGAAACTGCATTAGAAACTGATATTACTCGAAATGGTAATGCACTTGATTCTGAAGTTATCCAAGTAGAAACTGATGAGGGTTCTTTATTTCCTGTTGGTGGAATAAGAATGACAATTAGGTGTATGTACGAATATCAAGCTGGAACACCATAGGATAAAATATGAAAAACGAAAAACTATTAGATAAAATTTCTAAGAAAATGGATCAGATCGAAAAGTTACACGATAAAGAGTCTATGCTTTGCGAGGAAGTAAAAGACTTAGTAGAAGAAATTAGAGAAAACTCTTTAGAAGATGAAGATGGTACTTGGGAAGAAGAAGATGTATCAGATGACTTTGAAGAAGATTTTGAAGAAGATGAAGAAGATATTGACGAAGAAGACGATAAATTGTAAAAGGACTTATGGCTAAGGATATTAAATTATATAAAGGTAATTCAGAGATTGTTATTAATGAATCTAATCTTGAACATTTTTTAACTTTAGGCTATAAGCAAGAAAAAGAAACTAAACAAACTAAATCTAACAAGGATAAAAAATGGCAACACATCACGGAAAAGAAGGCGTAGTTACTGCTGGTGGAACTGCTGTTGGGGAACTAACATCATTCACACTTGAAACTACAGGAGATGTTGTAGAAGATACAGCTTTAACAGATGCTACTAAATCATTTGTTGCTGGTCGAACTTCATTCTCTGGAACATTAGAAATGCACTTTGATGAAACAGATAGCCCACAAACAAGCCTAGTTGCTGGTGCTTCAATCTCATTTATATTACTCCCAGAGGGTAATGCAAGTGGCGACAGAAGTTTTGCTGGTACAGGAATTGTTACAGGAATGTCAGTTAATAACTCAATGGACGCAATCGTTTCAAGAACTGTTACTTTTCAAGGAACTGGTGCATTAACTATAGGTACTGTCTAATTTTAATTTATGTCAGTTATTGATAGAGTTAAATCTCATTTTGAAACTCTTAAAACTATCACTATTGAAGTTGAGGAGTGGAAAGACGAGCATGGTAAAGCTAGTGTATTCTATTCAGAGCCATTAACCCTTGAAGAAAAAAACATCATCTTTAAGAAGTCTAACAACTTTCAAGATTTAACTATTCTTGTTGATTTGCTTATAATGAAACTCCAAGTCAAAAATGACAAAGGAGAAATGATAAAAGCATTTAGCCCAGAAGATAAATTTGCACTAAGAAAAAAAGCAGATACTAATGTTATCTCAAATATTGCAAATCAAATTCTTTTAGATACTAGCCACGAGGAAGCTGAAAAAAAGTAAATAGCGACCCAGATGTTAGGTCGCTTTTAATTGTTGCAGATAGACTCCACATTACAATTCAAGAAGTTCTTGATATGCCTGTTAGCCATTATAATCTTTGGTTAGCTTACTTGAAAAAAGAGCAAGAACAGTATAAAACAAGTCAATCACTAGCAGAAGCAAGGAATTTAAAATAATGGCAAGTCAAAAGTTAGACATAGATATTGTAGCAAAGGATAAGTCGAAACAGGCTTTAAACAATGTCCAAAAAGGTTTAGCAAAAGTAAAAGGTGCAGTATTTAATCTTAGAAATGCTTTTTTAGGTTTAGGTGCTGGGTTAGTAGCAAGAAATTTAATTAACACAGGTAAAGATATTGAAAATTTAAGAGTAAGATTAAAATTTTTACTTAAAGATACAAATGAGGGTGCAAAGGCTTTTGACAATATGTCAGAATTTGCATCTAAAGTTCCATTTTCATTAGAAGAAATATCAAGAGGTTCAGGTATTTTAGCAACTGTCACAGACAATGCTGATGATCTACAAAATATGTTAGAAATCACAGGTAATGTTGCGGCAGTAACAGGATTAGATTTTAGAACTACTGCTGAACAAATACAAAGATCATTTAGTGCTGGTATTGGTGCGGCAGATTTATTCAGAGAAAAAGGTGTAAGAAATATGCTTGGCTTTAAAGCTGGAGCAACAGTTTCTATTGAAGATACAGTTAAAGCATTTGAAAAAGTATTTGGTAAGGGTGGTAGATTTGGAAAAGCTACTGATGAATTAGCAGAAACTTTTACAGGAACTTTATCAATGATTGGAGATAAAATATTTAACTTTAAGAAAACTATTTTAGAGGCTGGTTTATTTGAAAGTCTTAAAAAAGAGTTTGGTGCATTAGATAAATTTTTAGAAGAAAACTCAAAAGAAATAGATCGTATTGCAGAAGATATTGGAATTGCTTTAGGTTTTGCAATTAAAAAAGTTGCAGATGCAGTGATTGTTATGAAAAATAATATGAATACCTTTGTAACATTAATACAAATATTAATATCTGTTAAAGTTGTTACACTATTTACTAGCCTTGCAGTAGCAGTAACTAATGTTGCTAAAGCCATGATGTCATTTGGTTTTGCTACTTTATTTACAAAAGGTAGCTTATTAGGAATTGCAAAAGCCATAGCTAAAGGTGGTGCAATATTTTTAGCATTTAAAGGTATGGAGAAATTATTTGATGACATGAAAGATGGATTTGAAGATTTTTCACATAGTGTCAAAAATGCTTTACCTGATGCAAGAGATTTACACAAAACAATGATACGAACAAAAGAATCAATAGTAGATATTGCTAAAACAGAAGAAGCTATTGCAAAAGCAAAAGAAAAAGAATTAAAACTACAAAATTTCTTATTAGAAGAAGCGAATGAAAAGAGATTAAAATTCCATGAATTAGAAACAGAGGGAGTTAAAAAATTTCAAGAGCAAAATGATATTCAAGGACAAGTATTACAAAAAATAAAAGAACAAAATTCAGAGTTTTCTTTATCATCAGAAATAGTTAGTACAATAACATCTTTTACAAGTAAAATTTCAAGATCAATAGCAGAAGCAGTTGTATTAGGTAAATCTTTAAATATGTCATTTAAAGAACTAGCACAACAATTATTAGTTGATGTACTTGCTAAAATGATTGAAAGAATAATGTTACTTACAATAGAAAAATTTATTATAGAAAAAATATTTAAACAAGACACTAAAAAACTAGATATAGAAAAAAACATCACAAAAGAAAAAAGAAAACAAGTTATGCTTCAAGCACTACTTATGATGATGGGTGGTGGTGGTGGTGGTGGTTCAAGTATTGATATTGGTGGTTCTCATGCTCAAGGTGGTGCAGTATCAAAAGGAAGACCAATTTTAGTTGGAGAACAAGGGCCTGAATTATTTGTACCAAACCAAACAGGACAAATTACACAAAATGCTAGAGGCACAGGAACTGGTGGTGGTACTACAGTTAATTTTAATATTAACACAGTAGATGCTTCTGGCTTTGAAGAATTACTTGTAAGATCAAGAGGAACTATAACTCAATTAATTAATAACGCAGTTAATGAAAGAGGTCAGGAGAGTTTAATTTAATGTCAGGTGCTTTTCCAATATCTTCTGCTAAATTTGAATCTTTAGGAATAAAGTCTATTCAGAATACTATTATTTCAAAAAGTGTATCTGGTAAAAAACTTGCTAGACAAATAGACAATCAAAGATTTGCATTTACTATTAGAATAGTTACAGGAACTAGATCAGATGTTTATGGAGAATTAATGGCTTTTATAATTAAACAAAGATCAGGCAAAGAAAACTTTACTATTATCCCACCAGAAGTTACAAATGCTAGAGGTAATGAAACTAATACTGTATTAGTTAATGGTGCTCACGCAGTAGGAGATACAACGATTGCTATGGACGGACACCACAATGATAATCCACACGCATTTAAGTCAGGAGATTTTATTAAGTTTGCTAGTCACGATAAAGTTTATATGATTGTTGCAGATGTTCAGGCTTCTAGTGGTGCTTCAACAGTAACTATCGAGCCACCTCTTTTACAAACAGTAGCAGATGATTCAGCAGTAACTTATGATAATGTTCCTTTTACAGTACATCTAACTAATGATATGCAAGAGTTTGGTGCTGTTGGTACTGCTAATGATGGTGCTTTGTTGTATCAATTTGAATTTGATGTAGAAGAAGCACTTTAATAAATGAAAAAATATAAAATAACCCACAAGATAACTGCCGACTTTGTAGCTGAAATTATTGTTAATGAAGATCAAATAGATGCTAGTATTAACGACCTTAAAGAATACAAGAAACCTAATAGCAAATTTGAATATACTATGTTAAAAGGTACAGAAAGTGTAACCCAAACTAATTACGAACTATATGACGAGAAGCCTAACAACAGCGATAAAAAACGCACTAGCGACTAATGATATTAGACCTATTCACTTACTTACAATTAATTTTAGTACTCCTGTCAATATTACTGATTGTTCTTTTTCTTTAACTTCTTCTGTTTCAGGCTCTAGTGTTACCTATAATCCGTCAGATTTTATAATTGGTGTCTCAGATTTTACAGAAGAAATAGATATAACTAAATCTACTTTATCAATATCTTTATCTGGTGCTGATCAAACATTTATTTCAACAGTATTAAACGAAAATGTAACTAATGATGAAGTAACTATATTTAGAGGTTTATTAGATACTAATAATAGTATTATTGCTGACCCCTTTATGCTTTACAAAGGAAATATTGAATCCTTTGCCATAAATGAAAACACAAACTCAAGCATTGTTAATCTAACAGTAGTTTCTCATTGGGCTGACTTTGAAAAAAAAAATGGTCGTAAAACAAACAACACATCACAACAAAGATTTTTTAGCACAGATATTGGTATGGATTTTTCATCAGAAACAGTACAAGATGTTAAGTGGGGTAGAGAATAATGTTTAAATGGTTTGAAAAATTACTAATCAAATTAGCAAAGAAAATTTTAAACAAACACGCACCCAAAGGAGAGTTCCTTGCTTATATAAATAAACGAGAAGAAAAACTTTTAAAACAATATGGTGGTGCTGGATTAGAAGTAAAAAAAACTAAAATTAAATCTTTCTTTTTTACTGCACTAATTTCGGCAGCAGTTAGTTATTTTGTAAAAAATAAAGTTGTCGCATTAATTACAACTTTAGCAATAGCATGGTTGTTTAGACCAAAAGTTCCTGAGATACCTGATTTTGGACTTAACGAAGCAGATGATTTTGAAACAGGAGTTCTTTTAAACAAACAATCTAACGACTCTAATATTCCTGTAATTTATGGAGAAAGATTAGTTGGTGGTACACGTGTTTTTTTAGATTCTGGTGGTGGCAATACAAACCAATATCTTTATATGGCTATCGTAATGGCAGAGGGAGAAATAAACTCAATTGAAGAAATAAAAATAGATGATAAGGCTGTTACTTGGGCAAGTGCATTATCAGATGGAACAGAAGTAGAAGTAAATAGTTCAGATAGTAATTTCTATAAAGCTGACCCAAATGTAGAGGGTTCAAGTGCAGAAAGTTTAATTAGAATAGAGCCTCACTTTGGAACAGATGGGCAATCTGCGTCAGGAATATTATCAGCATTATCAAACTGGGGAAGCAATCATAAATTATCTGGTCTTTGTTATTTAGCATTAAGGTTTAAATGGAATCAAGACGCATTTACAGGAATCCCTAAGGTTCAAGCTAAAATAAAAGGTCGAAAAATAAGAACTTATAACTCAAGTTTAGTAGAGCAATCTGCAAGTTATCAAACCAATCCATCATGGTGCTTATTAGATTATCTAACAAATGAAAGATATGGAAAAGGACTATCAATTAATGAAATAGATTTACAATCTTTTTATGATGCCTCAGTTGTTTGTGAAACTCAAGTAACACCATATTCTGGAAGTAGTGATATAAACATATTTGATACTAATGCAGTTATAGATACTTCTAAAAAATTATTAGAAAATGTAAGAGAACTTTTAAAAGGGTGTAGAGGCTATCTACCATACACACAAGGTAAATATAATTTAATTATTGAAACAACAGGAAGTGCCTCAATAACACTAACAGAAGATGATATTATTGGTGGTTATACGTTACAAACACCAGCAAAAAATGAAAAATATAATAGAGTTATAGTTAGTTATGTAAATCCAGATCGTAATTATCAAGTTGATGAAGTACAGTTTCCACCAATTGATGATAGTGGATTACCTAGTGCAGATCGCCATGCAACTATGAAAGCTGATGATGGTGGATTCTTACTTGAGGGAAGATTTGATTTTGGCAAAGTTGTAACAAATACTTATCAAGCAGAAGAAATGGCAGAAGTAATTTTGAGAAGAACAAGAGATTCTATAAGATTGTCAGTTAATGTTTCTTTTAGTGCTTACGATTTAGCCATTGGAGATATTGTAAATATAACGCATAGTTCAATTGGTTTTAGTGCCAAGCCTTTTAGGGTTTTATCTATAAGATTTAATCGTGATTTTACAATTGGTTTAGATTTAGTAGAACATCAAGACGCACATTATACTTGGGCAACTAAAACACAAGCACCAACAGTACCAGCTACTAATCTTCCTAATCCTTTTACTATCCAACCACCAGCTGGGATTACATTATCAGATGATCTTGTTGAATATAATGATGGAACAGTTATTACTCGTTTGTCAGTTTTAGTTTCTGCTTCTCCTGATAAATTTGTTGATCAATACCAAGTAGAAGTAAAACAATTAACTGATAGAAATGGAAATGCAGTTACAGATAGTTTTAAAACTATTGGTAAAGGTTCATCATTTAATTATCAATTACTAAATGTAATAGATAATGCTCAGTATCAAGTTAGATGTAAAGCTATTAATGGTTTAGGAGTTTCAAGTACATTTTTAACAGAAACCAGACAGATAGTAGGTCAAACAGCAGTTCCTAGTGATGTAGAAGATTTTGCAATCAATGTAATAGGAAATCAAGCATTATTAAGTTGGACAGCTATATCTGATCTTGATTTGGATTTTTATACAGTTAGATTTAGTACAGATTTGTCTAATCCATCTTGGGCTAACAGTTTTGATCTTGTAACTAGAGTAGGACGACCAGCAACTAATATTACAGTACCTTTAAAAACAGGCTCTTATCTTATCAAAGCAAATGATAAATTAGGAAACCAATCTGCAAATGAAACTATTATATCAACAAACATAGCCTCTACAGATTTTGTAAGTCAAACAACTATTAATGAACATACAGCCTTTACAGGAACTAAAACTAATTCAAGTGTCATAACAAGAAATAGTACAAATTTTTTAGGTTTAACTGCAACAGGAACTGTTGGAGAAAGTTCAACTACTGTACCCTCAAGTGGTATTTATGAGTTTGCGAATTCTATAGATTTAGGTGCAAAATTTAAAGGACAATTTTCAGCCTCAGTTACACAATTAACAGAAGATGTATCAGAAAATTTTGATAGTGGACGACCAACTGCTTCAACATTATTTGATGATGGACGACCTAACCCTTTTGATGGTACTTCTCCAGCCAAAGCACACACTATATTACAAATTGCAACAAGTGATGATAATTCTACTTTTTCAAATTTTAATCAGTTTGTAACAGGAGAACATATAGGTCGTTATTTTAAATTTAGAGTTAAGCTAACATCAGATGACCAGAAAGCTAGATCGTTAATTAGTAGCTTATCTGTTACTGCAAGTTTATCTAAAAGAACAGAAAGTGGAAATGATATTAGTTCTGGTACAGGTGGTAAAACAGTTACTTATGATTTTGGTTTTAAATTAAATCCAGCAATAGGTATCTCTGCACAATCTATGAATACAGGAGATTTTTATTCAATAACTTCTAAATCAACAACACAGTTCACTATTGAATTTTTTAATAGTTCTGGTACAAGTATTGACAGAACCTTTGATTTTATAGCACAAGGAGTAGGACAAGTAATAATTTAATTATGGCACAAGTATCACAAGTAACATTAGACAACCAAGCATTTAGCACATTTAGAGCAAATCTAAATAATAGTATTAATGCTTTAAACTCACAACATATAGGCTCATCAAGACCATCATCTGCTGTAGCTGGAACGATATGGCTAGATAATTCTGCAACAAACACTATTTCTATGAAATTGTTTGATGGTTCTGATGATTTAGAATTATTTTCAATTAACACATCAACAAATGCAATAACGCTTCCTAGTGGTATTTCTGTTACAGAAACTGACCCAAGTGCTATTCCATTTGCAATCGCTTTAGGATAAAAGGATAAAATATGGCTAATAATTTTAATGACGCACAAATAAGTTTAACTGATGCAACTTTAACTGATGTTTATACTGCAACTAATAAATCACTTGTTATTGCTGGTACTATTTCAAATACTACAACAACTTCAATTTTAGTTAGTTTAAAAAAATATGATAACTCAGCAACTGCTGGTAAATTTATATTTGAGAATATTCCTCTGCCTACAGGCTCATCTATTGAACTTCCTAAAATAGTTTTACAAACTTCTGACAAAATTCAGGCACAATCAGATAATGCTTCTGGCCATGCTGATGTTCACTTACAACTTTTAACAGATGTATCGTAATGAGTTATTTGGGCAACGCACCAGCTTTAGCATACACAAGTTTTGTTAAACAAGATTTTTCAGTAACTGCAACCACATCTTATTCTTTAGACCACCCTGTTGCTAATGCAAATGAGTTAGCATTATTTATTAACTTTGTAAGACAAGAGCCTACAACTGCATATTCTGCAAGTGGTACTACATTAACATTAACAGAAGCTACATCATCTTCAGATGACATGTATGCAATTTTTCTAGGAAAAGCAATTCAAACTGTTAATCCACCAAACGCTAGTGTTGGAACTGCACAACTTATTAATGATGCAGTAACAAAAGATAAAGTTTCAAATCTTATGTATCCAGCTTTTGAAGTATTTAGTAATGGAGTAACAGTTAGCATAGCAAATAGTACATTGACAAAACTTACATTTACTGTTGAAAAATTTGATACTGATAGTGCTTACAATACTTCTACAGGAAAATTTACACCACAAGTAGCTGGAAAGTACTTTTGTTATGGAAGATTAGCTTACAATAAAACAGGAGACTTTGATAATATACAAATAGCATTAGCAAAAAATGGTTCAGATTTTTCTAGTACATTAGGAAGAAATGAATTTTATACTGAAATAGATGCTTATGGTGTTGCTGATTTAAATGGTTCAAGTGACTATGTAGAATTATACACTAAACAAGTTTCTGGTGCTAGTGCTGATTTATTAACATCAAATCAAAATGGTTCAAACTGTATTTTCGGTGCATATAGGATAGGAGATTAATTATGGCAATAACAAAATTAATAGCAGATAGTATTACAAGTGGTGCGATAGCTAACTCTCCATCTTGGTCAGCTTTTTTAAATGCAGATCAAAGTGTTGCTAATGGTACTGTAACCAAAGTAACAATGAACCAAGAAAATTTTGATACTGATAGTGCTTTTGATACAAGCACAAATAGATTTACTGTTCCTAGTGGTAAAGCTGGTAATTATTTTGTAACTGCACAAATTAGAGTTGGTAGTTCAGCTGATTTTGACAGTTTATACATATACATAAAAAAGAATGGTTCTGGATTTTTATTTAATGCTGAAAGAAATGAATTTAGGCAAGGAGTTTCAATAACTCATTGTGTACCTCTTGTAGCTGGTGATTATTTAGATGTTCATATTTATAATGGTCATAGTACATCTGTAAATGTTCAAGGCACAACTGGTGGAGATAGATCAACATTTTTTTCAGGACACAGAATTATAGAATAAGGAGGAACAAACTATGGCAAATCTATCAACTAAAATAAAACTCTACTGCGAAGCAAATGGTGTTTCAAATGTAGATTTTACAAAAGATGTTATGTTGCAAAATGATAGCGATGGAAATGGTGCTTACATTAAGGAGTGGAATTTAGATATTGCACAACCAACTGATGCACAATTAACAGAGCAAGAAACTTCAGCTAACACAGAAGAAGCCAATAATACTGTAAGAAATACAAGACGTATTGCTTATGGAGATATTGGAGAACAGCTAGACGAAATCTATAAAGATATAGATAGTTGGAAAGCTAGAATTAAATCAATTAAAGACGCAAATCCAAAAGGTTAATACATGGCATACTTAGGCAGAGGATTAGATAAAATATCAAACATAGAGGTACTAGATAATATTACCTTTGATGGCTCTAGTTCTTATTCTATTACAAAAGGTTCAGTAGCATTTACACCAAACTCTGCTCAATCATGTTTGATTAGTATTGATGGTGTGGTTCAAGCTACTAATTTTACAGTTTCAAGTTCTACAATAAACTTTGGCGTTGCAGTACCAAGCACATCAACTTGTAATTTCTTTTTACATTATGGAACAGGAGTTATGACAGTACCTAGTGATGGCTCTGTTACACTTGATAAACTTTCTGCAACAGGAACTAAAGATGCTACAACTTTTTTAAGAGGAGATAATACTTTTGCAACTCCTACTGATAATGGAAAAGTTTTGCAAGTTCTGTTTAATAATAGCAATGCTACAGTTTCAACAACATCTGGAACTTATGTAACATCTAATCAAAGTTTATCAATAACACCATCTTCTACTTCAAGTAAAATATTAATTCTTTTTAATTGCAGAGTTTCTACTTTAGCCGCAAATACTGGTATATCGATTGAAATTAGAAGAGGTGGAAGTGCAATATCTGATTTTGATACATCAATGTATACTGCTCAAGTAGGTGGAAATTTAACCACAATGGGAAGTACATCATTTTTAGATACACCAAACACTACTTCAGCTACCACTTATGAAGTATTTTTTAAAGAAGATGCCTTAGCTGGAACAGTAAATTTAAGTAAAAGAAGATTACATTTAATGGAGATAGGAGCATAATGATTATACAAGCTATTTTAAAAATTAATCCAAATGCTAAAGTATTAGTTGAAGATACTGGGAATATTAATACATCCTTAATAAAATGGTTAGAAGACACAACTCCAATATCAAAAGAAGATATTGAAGCTATGATACCAGTTGTTGAACAAGAATTAAAAGACGCTGAAGCAAACAAAGAAACTAAAAAAGCATCTGGCAAACAAAAACTAAAAGACTTGGGATTAGATGATGACGAAATCCAAGCGTTAATAGGAGTATAACAATATGGCATTAATCACATTAGGAGCAAACTCTGGTAAAGGTAAGATTTTGCAAGTTATTACAGCTACAAATACTGTAGAAAGAACAACAACATCAAATTCATTTGTAACTGCTTCAAATACATTAACAATTAATATAACACCATCATCTTCGTCAAATAAAATATTTCTTATAGGTTCTTTTCCAATGCATATTAATGGCTCTGCTTCTTTGGGGGTTCATACTATTTACAGAGGTTCTACAAATTTAGGTCAAACAGATTATGGATTTGGTTATGTTTATAATTCAAATGGAAATCCTGTAAGTACAAATGCTAATGTATTTTTAGATAGTCCAAGTACAACTTCATCAATAACATATCAAGTTTATATAAGAGCAACTAACAATACAGTATTTATATCTCCAAATGCTTCAACATCAACATTAACAGCTTTAGAAATAGGAGCATAATATGAAAAATAAAATTATAGAAGCAATACAAAAAATAAATCCAAACGCAGAGGTATCTGTAAGTGACAATGATATTAATACTATTGAATGGCATGATGGAACAACACCTATATCAGTAGCTGACATAGAAGCTAAGATGACAGAACTACAAGCAGAGTATGATGCTAACGAATATCAAAGAGAAAGAGCAACTGCTTATCCATCAATACAAGAACAGTTAGATATGCAATACTGGGATAAGGTTAATGGTACTACTAACTGGGAAGATGCTATTGCTAAAGTGAAAGCAGATACACCTAAAACA